GGCGTTGCTCGACCAGGGGCACCTTGTGCCTCATCCAGATCTCACGTCTGCGATGTAGACCCCACACCACACCTGCCAGTGCGTCGGCGCAATCCTTCGACCCGTTGGGTCTGTGGTCCACCTTGTTCTTCTTCTCGTCGTGCTCCAGTGTCACCAACTCGTGCAGGCACTTGACGTGCTTGGGGGCCACCACGCGATCCTCATAGAAGGCTGCCTTGGTGACCTCGTAGCCCATCGAGTCCTTGTCCAGGGACGTGCTGCCTGTCTGGTAGCCCTTGCGCCCCAGGATCTGCTTGGAGTCCTTGCTCTGGAACTGATCGAACGTCACCCACCGCACCTGCATCCCCAGCTCGGTCAAGCGGTAGATGACATCGCGCACCTTGTGGAACTGGATCTCCCCGTTGCGGGGTGCCGAGATCTCCAGGATGCCGTCGATGTAGATTTGGGGCATGGTCTCGACCTCGCCACCACCGATGTCCACTCCCACGAACTTCGGGATGTGCCCGATGGCGAAGCCACAGGAGTCCTTTGAAAACGCAAGGTCGATGTGGACGTAGCGCGGCTCGTCCAGGTTCACGAATCGGTCGGGGTGGATGGCCAGCTTGGCGTCCACGAAGTCCACCTTCGGCTGGCTGAAGATACTCGGGTGCCTGTCGAAGCACTTGGACACTGCCGAAGTGTTCACGATGAAGGGGTGGATGGCATTCGTGCTCATGCCTGCGATGTCTCGGATGGCTGCGAGAATGTCCCCCTCGAAACTCGTGCGATACTCCTCGGGGATGGCCATCACGCTGGCCTTCTCTGAGGTCGTCAGCTTCTGGCCGGGCTTCAGGATGAAGGGCGTGCTGGTGTCGTTGCCCACGAAGACATCGAACATCTTCCCGGTGAAGGCCTCGGGCTTGATCGTCCAGACCTTCTCGTCGAAGACATAGATCCGCTTCTTCGGGTCCTTGGCCTCCTCTTCCTTCTGATCTGTGAACTGCCCCTTGTACCGTCTCGATGATACAAGGCACAACATGCCGGGCAGGTCTCCCTGGCTCATGAATCTGGACTCACGTCGGCGGGCGATGCTCTGGTAGTTCTTCATGGCTTGGTCGTAGTCGCCGCCGTCTGGGTTCTTCTTGGAGTCCACCACCACGTTCATGAAATTCAATTCGTCGATGATGCCGCCGATCACGTTCTGGCCGATAGCACCAGACTCCCCGCCATGGATCGGGCGGATGATGATCCGGTTCTTGAACCGCAGCTCGCTCTCGATGTTCTTGTTGAAGGCCATGTCCCCGTTGAACCAGGGGGCGCGCTCGATCATGGCTCTGAAGCGCTGGTAGTCGATGTCCTTGGCGAGGCTCTTGGAGATCGACTGGAAGACCATCAAGATCTCGGACGCGGGATCCAGCCCGAAGACTGCGTGCGGGTCCTCATAGCAAAGCAGGACGTACAGCTGGTAGGCGATGGTGTACAGGGCCACCGTCGTCTTGCCGGTGCCGATGGGGCCGGTGAAGATCGCCTCCACGTACTTGCCAGAGTTGATCGCCTCGCCTGCCTCCATGACCTTCGGGTACAGAAGACCCTCGGCGTCCATGTAGTCTTTGTGTTCCACGAACGTGGTGAAACTCACCGGCTCCTGGAGGAGTCGGGGCTTCTTCATGTGCTTCAGCAGGTCGCGCAGCTCGGCGTCAGTTAGGCCGTTCTCTTTCGCGAACTCACTCAGCTTTTGCTTTGTCGTCTTCTTCTTCGGCATCCGTGTCCAGTGCCTTCATCAGGCGGTCTGCCAGGGCGTTCTTCTTCCTCGCCTCTTCCATCTTGGCCAGCGGGCTGTCGTGGTCTTCATGGCTGGGCTGCGAAAGGTCTTGGAAGTCGATGCGATCCGCGAGCCCCACCGCCGCACGCTCTTGGGTCAGGCCCAGCCGTGCCATGTTCAGCAGGTCCTTGGCTTCCATCTTCGATGGATCGAGGTGTTCGATGCCCGCCATGGCTTTCTTGATCAGACGCTCGGCGGCCTTCTGCTGTCGGATGCGGATGTCGGCTTCGGAGATGGCCAGGGCCTTCACCATCTTCTCGTTGGCGTGGATCTCCAGCTCAGCCTGACACTCGCGCAAGGTCGGACCCCACCGATGACGCTTGGCTTGATCCGCCACCGTCTCGTAGGGGATGGAGTAGTGAAGGGCCACGTCCTTGTAGGACCAGTCCTTCTCTCGATCCGGGTCTAGGTTCTTCGCGAGGTATTCGGCTTTCGTCGCCTTCCAGAAAGCACGATTCCCCTTGTAGTCTGGCTTGGGCTTAGCCGGGGTCGCGGGGATTGCCGTGTTGATCTTCATGTCTGTCACCGACCGGGGGGCGGGTTAGTGCGATGACTACCACGCGCAGGAATCCGAGGACGATCAGCATGGAGAGGATCAGTCCGCCGCGTAGACCCCAGTCATCTGACTGGATCGCGGCTATGCCAGCGCACACCATGGCGTAGCTGGACGCGAGGAGAAACGCCATCCCCGCAACTGTGTAGCCTGCTCTCTCTGCGTTCATGTCGGCCTCCTGCCGTGGCATCATGCTGCACCAGCCTAGCGCAGGCTCACGCTGCCCGCTGACGGTTCACTCGGCGGGCCGCCTTGGCCTGCTGGCGCAAGCGCTTGCGCTTGATGCGGGATCTCGACCGGGGGCGGGTCTTGGGCTTGCTGCTCAGACGCTTGCCGATCTTCTTGTCCGAGGACATCAGGTTGGTGGCTGCGGCGGTTGCCGCTGTCACAATCGCGCCGGGGACTCCGGGCGGGGCGGGCTCGACCTTCTTCTTGCCGAAAACCTTGGTCATCAGGCTCATGATTTGCTCGCTTTGATGCCCGCGCTCAGGGGGATGTTGAAGAGTTTGGTCAGGTCCCTGCCTGACTCGAATCCGGCCACTCCGCGCGGGTCGAAGGAGGGGCACATCTTGACCGTGACCTCTTGGGGTCGGCCGTTGACCGTGATGGTCTTGACCTCCTCGTAGATCCTGGCGGCCATGCTGTCGTACAGCTCTTGGTTCTCTTCCGTCCGCTTTAGCGGCTGCTTCTTGGTTCGCTTCCCCATCCTCGAAACCCTCAGTGTGTATGCAGCATGGGGGTGCTTGGTTGTCAGATTGCGACCTGCGCCTTGATCGACGGGTGCGGGTTGTACTCCATGATCTTGATGTCGTCGGGGGTGAATTGGTCAATCTCCTGGACTGCTGGGTTGAGCCACAATCGTGGCAACTCTCGCGTCTCTCGCGAAAGCTGCTCGCCCACCTGCTCAAGGTGGTTGCGATAGATATGTGTGTCGCCCAGGGCCATGTGGAGGTGACCAACTTTGTGGCCGGTGATGTGGGCCATCATGTGAGTCAGCAGGGCATAGCTCGCGATGTTGAAGGGCAGCCCCAGGAACACATCCACGGACCTCTGCGTCATCATGCAGGAGAGGCGTCCGTCCTGGACCTGGAACTGGAAGATCATGTGACAAGGGGGCAGCTGCATTGCAGGCAGCTGTGTGGGGTTCCAAGCGGACACCACCATGCGGCGGGAGTCGGGGTCGGTGCGGAGTGTGTGAACCACCTGGGCGATCTGATCTACGCCACGGCCGGGGGCGAATGCTCCGGGCTCTTCCCAGTGGTTGAAGGCGTCCCAGTCTCGCCACTGCTTCCCGTATACGGGGCCGAGGTTGCCATCCTCGTCTTGCCACTCGTCCCAGATCGTCACGCCGTACTTCTCGCGGAGGACCTCGGCGGACATGCTGCCGGAGAGAAACCAGAGTAGCTCTCCGACCACGCTCTTGATGTGGATCTTCTTGGTGGTCAGAAGGGGGAACCCTTCTTCCAGGTCGATGGAGAGGAACTGCCCGAAGGTCTTGATGGTCTCCACGCCGGTGCGGTTGGCGGAGAGGGAACCTTCTTCCAGGATGCGGCTCAGGAGGTCATGGTAGCTACGCATCAATCCCCGCGGCCTCCCGGTCTGTCTCGGCCACGATGTACTCGGACACCTGCTTGGCTGTGAGTCCGGAGTAGAGGCCCGCCTCTGCCATCAGGTGGAGCATGACCAGCGGCGCGGATTCGGTGAACGTCTTCACGTCGTTCACGTTGATCATGTGCCGGGTCAGATCCAGGAATTGATGCAGCAGCACGATGTGCTTCTGCACCTCCGGGAGGTCCTCCTTGATGACGATGCGTCCGCGCTTGGGGTCGTAGAATCCCCACTGCTCCTCTACGAGAGGCAGCTGCACGATGGGCACCTCTCCGCGGAGGTAGACGTTGATGGATTCGGGGATCGTTGACTTGCGTCGATGTCGTTTCCAAAACATGCGGCCATCCTACCCGCGCGATCTGGGCACGTCAACTGATATCGGGGATCTCGTAAGGGATCTCGACCACAATATTCTCCGCGGCCAACTTCGTGACATCCGCCCGCACTGCCAGCCTGTACGCTGCCATGGCATCAGTGTCCGGTACCTTCGGGGGCTTGCCTGTCGTAACCTCAATAGCGATGCGGATTGCATCGTCGCTCTTTAATCCAAATGCCATGATGCCTCCAGTGTACCCCATTCTTCAGCTACGTCAACCGTTACTCTTTGCCCTTGTCCAGGAACTGCTTCCAGAGTCCTTGGTTGTGGACCGTCTGCTTGCCGCCTTTCATCTCAAATACCAGGACGGGCTTCGCGCCTGTGTTGTCCCACAGACGTACTTCATCAAAGAGGCCACCGTCCACCGCACGCTTGAAGTCTCGGGACACGCTCGCGTGCGTCTCTCGGATCACGGACTCCGGCACTGTGCGGCCCGTCTCCAGGGCTCGGGATGCGCTCCTTGACACTGCTGTATCCGTGGGGATCGTGACGTAGTCCGCCTTGATCGTGTACCCCTCGTCCTTCAGGACTGAAACTTTCTTGCGCAACTTGGCGAAGCCACCATCCCCGGTACCGTCCAGGACCACGTTCGCGCGGGCATCCCCCCCTGCTCGCAGAATCTGCTTGGAGATGAAGGAACTCTCCTCATGCACAAACGCCGCCGCCTTGGGGTTGCTCACCTTCACCAGCGGGTTGTACTCGGGCAGCTTCACCTTGATGGAGTCGGGGTCGATCAGCGCATGGTTCCGGGGCAGCTTGACCTGCCCGCCGTTGATCACGGAAGACTTTCCGGAGGCCGGGCCGCCGCCCATCATGTGGAAGACGGGCTTTTTCTGCGCGATGGCTCCCTCCATGAAGTCGTCCACAATGTCCTGGTGGAGGACCTTGCGGCCCTTGGTGTACTGGCCATTCTTCATCTTGAAGAGGGCGTCCGTGTCTGCGTTGTTCTTCACGATGTTCTGGAGGTTTCCAATGGCATTGGCTTCGGCCGCCAGCTCAGCTCCTTCTGCTGCGGTCTCCGCGAATACCGTGTCCAGGCGTACCCCAGGCAGCTTCAGGCCTGCCGGGCCGGTGACTTGGCTGAAGGGTACGGTGCCCACTGGAACGAGCACACAGCGGCACAGAGGGTGGCTAGGAGGCAGGTCCCAGCCCCGGTCCACGATCTGCTCCTTGGACATGAAGGCCATCTTCTCCAGTGCGGCCTTGTTCTGCTTGGGGAAGGGGGCGGCCCCCTTCAGCTCCTTGGGGTCACTCACCCGCAGGAGATTCAGAAGACTGTCTACTTGCGTGGTGATGGAGAAAGTCTGCCCGTGAAGTGCGCGGCACACCGGGCATGTGGCGTTGTCCATGATCGCCGTGCGCTGGAACCTCGTGGCCCCCTGCGCGATGGCCTGCTTGAGAGCCCCCAGGCTGGCCAGACGGGACGTTGCGACGTTCGCGCCCTGGGCGAAGGCCACCTGGGTTCCGCCTGCCACAGCCTTGTTCAGGGCGGTGTCCAGGCCAGGGATGATGGCCTTCTGGATCATGCCTGCGTTGGAGAGGCCTCGGCCCTTCTGCTCCCCCGCGAGGGCTTGTGAGGCGTCGATCAGCTTCCGGGCCTGGATGCGGGCCTGGGCGGTGCCGTGGAACTGCCAGTCCTGCGCAAGCGCTTGCGCGGAAAGATCCACCTCAGCTGGGAGGATCTCGTCTCCGCTGCCCAGGAGAGTGGAGTCCAGCTCGCCGTTGGTCCAAAGGGTCTGGCCCAGGAGGTAGGCGGCTGTGGCCTGGGTCTGGATCACGCCCAGGCGTCGGCGCACCGTGGGGCCGAAGTCGAGAGTGTCCACCAGCCGGTAGGCCTCGTCGAAGTCGTCCTGCTCGATGGCCCGGCGGATCTCGCGCATGACCTGGGTGCCCTGCTCGCGCATCCAGGCGTTGTGCATCCCCTTGGCCAGGGACTCTTCGATGTCGATGAAAGCGGTATTCAGGACTGTCATGGGGCCCTCAGTTGAGCCGACCAGCCCGAACCTCTGACACGCACCCGGTCAGCTCGACCATGCCTTCCGGGTCGTTCTGGAGAACCTCGAAAGTCTCGGCTGTCACCAGTGCGTTGTACGCCTTCCGGGTCGTCTCGTCCAGAGCGGCCACCTTCTCCCGGTGATCCAACCAGCGGGCTGCGGACACAGCATCGCCGATGCCGCCGTTCAGCAGGTCCGTGCCTTCCTTGGCCAGCTCTATGACTCGGTCGGCGTCCTTCATGACCATCTTCCTGGCCGGGGTTGCCCCGTTGGGTGCGCCATTGCCTTTGCCACCGTCCTGGCCGGGGTTGTCCTGGCCGGGCTGCATGGGTGCGCCGGGCTCCTCTTCCTGGGCGGGCGGGGTGTTGGCCTGCGTCTCCAGCATGAGGCTCTGTGCATTGCGGTCGGCCTCGTCCTGGAGTGCCTGCTCGCTCTTCGGCTGGAACTCGGTGCCCACCAGATTGTTGATCGTGTCCACGAAGGACCCGGGCTCGACACTGTCCACCAGAAGCTTGGCCGCTTCCAGCTGCTGGGCAACGTCGCGCACTGCCAGCGGGAGTGAGTGGTAGCGGAATTCTCGTCCGTTGGGCAGCTCTGGCATCAGCTGGAGGTTGATCATCTCGTCAAACTCCATGCGCTCGGGCCCGAAGACCTGGGCCTCTGCCACCGTGTAGCTCGCGAAGGCCGTGGCGAAGTTGAAGGACTCGGCCTCGCCCAAAAAGATCGACGGGAGCCGGAAGCTCCGGCGGGTCCGTGCATCGCACTTCTCGATGTAGGTTTCAAACATGGAGTCGTTCTGCTGCTCGGAGCCGAACCTCTCGACCGTGACCTTGACGCTCTGCGAGGAGTCCATGTCCCCTGCACCGTAGGCCTCCAGGATCGCCACTTGGTGACGCTGCGGGCCGGTGCCGATGAAGTGGTCCTGCAACTGCTGCTCGACATCCTCAGCCAGCTGTCCACCCTGCACCAAGATCATCATCGGGGGCACGCCACCCGAATCGAAGTAGTCCAGGTTGAACTCTTCGGCCTTCCGCGAGCCGATGACGCTGGGCACGTTGGACATCCACCGTGGGATTCCGTAGGGCGTAGTGACATCGTCCTGGTTCTTGAAGAACATCAGCTCGGTGCCACGCACCTCAGCCGGGAGAGTGCCTGCCTCGGCCCAGTCTCCCGTGTTGCGGTCAACGTCGCGGTCCACTCCGAAGTCTTTGAAGTAGACGAAGGTCTTGCCCACCCTCTGGATGTAGCGCCGATCCCGGACGTGGATCGTGATCTCCATGTCCTTGCCTTCACGCTGCACCTGCTTGGCAACGGGGCGCGGCTCGTCCAGGCGGAGCATCCGCATCTTCTTGGGGTCGATTCGACGGCAGAAGACAACGTCCCCCGCGTCGTTGCGCAGGACTTCCATGTAGGCGTAGCCGACACGCTCCTGGTCTCGGCGCATTCTGCGGCGGGTCGTCAGAAAGGACACGCCGGGGAAGCACTCGTTGAAGAACTGATCCAAGGGCTCGCGCGCAGCGTCGATGGCTTCCTGACGTGCGGCCTCGATGGCGCTCTTCTTCTCGGCCTCGGCTACGAGGTTGCGGGAGAATGCGTTGCCGCCACCGAAGGCGTCCTCGTCCTCCTCGTCTTCTTCCTCTTCGCCGGGCTTGCCCTTCTTGGGCTTCTTCTCGAAATCCGTCTGGCCGGGCGAGACCTTGTCCGCCAGGAGGAGATCGTCTTCATCCTCCTCTTCCAGGAGATCGTCTGCCACATCGTCCGGGTTGACCGGCACGATCTCGTGCCCGGTGCCGTCGATGTTGACCTCCATGGTCTCGATCAGGGCCGGGAGGATCGTGTTCTTGGATACGAGAAGCTCTAGCTCGGTCGGGGTCAGAGGCGGCTCGATGATGGCCTTGCCCAGGTCCCCCATGTTGGAGAGGATAGGCTGGTCGTCCTGGACCTCAGTCTGGGAGGGGTAGACAGAATCCCCGTTGGAGACTGCCTTCTGGAGCAACTGCTCCCAGGGGTCCTCCGGGACATCCACCTTGTGCTTGCCCGAAGTGAAGGAC